TAATCGCCGCACCATGTGGGATGACATTAAAGACTGGTTTACCTCGGCTGGCAATGATCCACAAATCAGCGACCCACGTCCCTGGGCCAATCCGCAGTCGCAGAATAAGGCGCTAGCCTACCCCACCATTCCACAGTCGCTTTTAAAAGGTGAAATCCGCGTGATAGTTGAAGGCGATGCCCGAGTGAAGAGTGTCAAAATGGATCAGCCTGGTATTACCCTCAGCGCGCAGTCAGGTGTATCTAACGTGGAGCAGAGCTGATGGCCACAGGTAAATGGGAGTCCTTACGTGAAGCCTCGTTCCGCAATGTGACCTTTTTCCTTGTTGAGAATGAGGGAACTAGTGGTCGCCGGGCTATTCCCCGCGCCTATCCAAAAAAGAATGTCGGTTGGACCGAGGATAATGGCGCAGTACTGACCCAACAACAAATCAACGGCAAGCTGCTTGGAAAGCACTATCAAAAGCAGTTGGAAGCCCTATTACAAGCCCTTAATACCCCAGGACCAGGTGAGCTTGTGCACCCGTGGTTTGGTATCCAAAAAGTCCAGGTTGGTAAGGTGACAAGCCGCCTGAGTACCGAAGAAGGTGGTATTGCCTATATTTCCTTTGAGGTCTTTGAAGCGGGAGAGCGCCTGTTCCCTGCGCCAAAAGAGAACACCAGCCTGACCACACTGAGTGCTGCTGACGCGGTGAAAGATGCCTTTGCTAATGGTGATTACTTCGCCGCGCTTGATGGCTTGGGGGAGATGACAGACACCCTACTGGATGATTTGCAGGGGTTGGTGATGAACCTGCCGACGATCCCTACTGCGTTATCCGATTGGGTAGACCGCGCAGGCCGCTTCAAAGACCTCGTGGGTATTGTAATTGCAAAACCGGGGGATTGGTACGCCAAGCAACCAGCCTGACCAGCAGTATACGTGACATTGTCAGCGAGCCACCTTGGTCGTTACGTGTTTATGACCAGCTCCGCAATCAATGGTCTGGTGATCGTGCTGCTAGAGCCGCAACGAAAACGCTACCCGTTAATATGTCTGTCATGGCCAGTTCGCCTGCACAAGGGGTGCGTGGTATGGCTAGTAGTGTGACCGAAACAGCCCTGACACCGACGCTTGCAATGCAAACTAACATCGTTGACTTTCGCCAGTTGGTCATTGTTTCTGCGGTAGTCGCCCAGGCTGAAGCCGTCGCTATGATGGATTTCACGACCTCAAATGAAGCGACTGCCGCCGGTGACAAACTGGCTCAGTTATTATCTGAGCAGGCTATTACCGCCGTTGAAAACGGCCAGAGAGAGTTATGGCGCACGCTGCGTGACCTACGGTTTGCGGTGGTTAACGATGTCCGGGTTCGCGGTGCAAAACTGCCGGATATCCGTCGCCTAAATACCTCAGTGACAACGACGGCGGCGCTGCTAGCATGGCGAGAAACCGGGAATACTGAAAATCGTGATGAAATCGTCGCCTGGAACCGCCTGCGTGATCCTGCTTTTATCCTACCAACTATGCCTATCGAGGTTATTGAGTAATGGAAAATCAGCAGAATACGAATGCGGATGTTGTGCTGTTAACCGTCGATGGCCTGCAGTGGGATGGCTGGACTGAGATGTCCATTACCAGCTCACTGGATGCGATTGCCGGCGAGTTCGATCTCACAGTAACAACTCAATGGTCTGATGCTGCGCCACGCACTATCAAAGAGGGTATGGCCTGCACTGTGATGATAAGCAATGATACTGTTTTGACAGGATATATTGATGATTTCATCCCTAGCTATGATGCAGAAAACGTCTCTATTCGCGTCATGGGGCGAGATAAAACGGGTGATCTGGTAGACAGCTCGGTAGTGCATAAGTCTGGGCAGTGGAAAGGCATTCGTTTAGAGCAGTTGGCAAGTGAGATAACCCGCCCTATGGCATTACGGTGATCAACGAGACCCATACCGGTGAAGCCTTTGCCAGCGTCGTACTGGAGCAAGGTGAAACAGGGTTTGAATTACTCGATAGGTTGGCAAAACAACGCGGTGTGCTCCTTACATCTAATGCGAACGGGCAGCTTGTTATTACCCGCGCCTCCAAGAGACGCGCCTCTGTTGCTCTGGTGCTGGGCGAAAATATCCTGGCGGCCCGTGGGCGGTTTAGCTGGCGTGAGCGTGCCAGTCAATACATCATCAAAGGTAGCGCGAGTGCCGGTGGAGCAACATGGGACGATCAACCTGCCGCTGTTGTTGGTGGCCGTCAGGTTAGCATCGAGGACGCCGAGATCAATCGCTACCGCCCTAAAATCCTAGTCAACGAAGACAGCCTGACCGTCGGTGGAGCAAGTACCCGGGGAGAGTGGTACAAGTCCAGAATGTTGGGAGAAGCTAATGTAACGGAAATCACCGTTGCAGGATGGCGTGAACAAGGTGATACCGGTCCGCTCTGGCAGAAGAACCTATTGATAGATATCCGTGACCCTATCCAAAACTTGGACACAACCTGGCTCATCAAAACGGTCACGTTCTTAGAAGGCGATGGTGGCAAATTGACTGTACTGGCACTGGTTCCGCCTGAATCTCTCGACCTACCCGAGTCAAAAGGGAAAAAAGGCAAGAAAGCAAAGGTGACCGCGACATGGGACTGAATCCTGCAAACTTTAGCCGCACACTGGGACAGATTGGACGGCGTCTGCGTCTTCTCGTTGACCGGGCGGTGGTACGTATCGTGACGGATAGTTTAGGCCGTCAAAACCTCCAGATCCAATCGTTGGCTGATGCGACGAACGATGATGTTGAGCGCTTTCAGCAATATGGATTTACCTCTGTCCCTCCTGTCGGTAGTGAAGCTATCGTCCTGGCCGTGGGGGGAAGACGCGAAAGTCTGGTAGCCATTGCTGTTGAGGATAAGCGCTGTAGGCCAAAAGGACTGGAGCACGGTGACGTCTGCCTTTATCATCAGGATGGCCAAGCGCTGATTATCCTCAAAAAGAATGGCGTAATTGATATAAGAGGGAAGCGGGTAAATTACACAGCCGATGAGTTATTTGAGATTAATACAGCTCAATTTAAATGCGTCGGTCCTGCTGAATTCGTAAAGGATATTACTGTTAACGGTAAGTCCTTCATCAAACATATTCATAAGGATGGCGACAATGTTGATACAACTATACCCTTATGACTATTGGATTGACTTGGCAAAATCTCCTATCACGCGGTGATATCACTGTCCAACATGATGGCCTGTCGATTGACGACGGGCTTGTCACTTTAGTCCTTATCTGTCTTTTTACCGATGCCCGGGCCGATGTCGATGATGAAATCCCCGATGGCTCCGGTGATCCGCGTGGCTGGCCCGGCGATACGTTCAGTGATTCCCCGTGGGGCTCAAAACTCTGGTTATTAGAGCGTGAGAAACTGACCGAATCAGTTCGTCAACGCATAGAGGATTATGCCCGGTTATCCATGCAACCATTATTGCGTGGCGGTTATGCGCGCTCAGCAGACGTCGAAGCCAGCATTGCATCTTTCGACCGTATCAACTTCATTGTGATATTAGTCCGCCCTGATAAATCACAGCTCACTATTCAGTTAAGTCGTCGCTGGGAGGCTACTGTTAATGCCATTTAATATACCTACCCTACGCAAGATTATTACTGATGGGCAAAGGGATATCGAGATCGAAATGGGCATCCCGGCATTGCCCCCCGTTAGTGTTGAGAATGCTATTAATATTGCCTTCAGTAGCCAGATTCGAGATATCTATGATCATCAGCGTTGGATTGCTGACCAGATAATCCCATCACCGAGATCAGATGATCAAACAATCATTGATGCTGCTACCTCCGAGGGGGTTATTCGCAAGCAGCCGACATTTGCTGTCGGTCCCGCAGTATTCAGCAGTAGCAGTGCAATACCCGTTGATACTGAAATGCAGACTGCTAGCGGTGGCGTTTATCGCGTGATTGCATCAGCTCTGCCGGTGAATGGTGCCGTTACCGTCCAGATACAAGCCGATGATACCGGCGTTGGTGGAAACCTACCTGCCGGTGAAGCATTGACCCTGCTTTCTCCTATTGCGGGTACTGACAGTAACGGAGTTGTTTCCGCCCCGGGTATTACTGGTGGCGCTAACCTCGAACCCATCGCCGAGCTGCTTGACCGGTTACTATTTCGTAAACGCAATCCGCCGGTAGGTGGTGCAGTTCATGACTACGTTCTTTGGGCGCGTGAAATGTCTGGCGTTAGTCGAGCCTGGTGTTTTGATGCTTGGCATGGACCATCCACCGTTGGGCTTGCATGGGTTTATGACGATCGCACTGATATCACTCCCACCGATGCTGATCGTGCCGCTATGGATGCCTACCTATTTCGTCATCCAGACCCTGCAACGGGGTTATATGTAGGAAAGCCCGGCGGCATTGAGGTATGGTCGGTCGCGCTGACACTAAAGCCTGTACCACTGTCAATTAAGTTGACGCCAGATACCAGCGTTACACGCGCAGCCGTACAGGCTAGCCTCATTACGCTTCAGAAACAGCTATCTCCTGGGCAGAGGCTTCAGGTCTCATCCTTACGAACTGCCATTGGCTCCACTGCAGGAGTAACAGACTACACGCTGTCTGTTAGTGCTGATGTCCCTGCAACGACAGAAGAACTCATCACGATCGGAGCTATCACATGGCTCACAGCGTAGATGACTGGCTATATGCTTTACAGCAGGTCATGCCACGCGGTAAGGCATGGCCACGCGAACGCTCTGCAGATTTACCCCGTCTTTTACGTGCATTAGCGCAGCGTTTAAACCGCGCTGAGGCCGACGGTGATGCGTTACATCCTGAGATGAAGCCTGAGTCAACCCTCCAGCTGATATCAGATTGGGAAGGGTATCTGGGGCTTCCTGAGTGTGCAATGACAGGTATCACCTTCGACGATCGACGTCGTTCCATTGTCGAAAAATATCATCGCAAAGGCGGCCTTGCACCTTGGCAGATAGAGGCTGTTGCGGCTGCATTGGGTTTTACCGTGAAAGTGAAGGTGATTCTGCCACATCACTGCATGCGCAACTGTATGTACCCGCTTTATCCAGCGCGTTACCGCTGGTTGCTACAAGTGGATGTCCAAGATATTCACGGTGGAAGATTTACCTGTATGGATAACGTAACTACACCGCTGCTTACTGATCGTGCCCGTAATCTTGAGTGTGTCCTGACCAGGTATCGTCTGGCCGGTACAAATTATGAATACATTTATTTGTAAGGAGTTCAGCAATGTATTTTGTTGATAATAATTCGGGTGTCCCGGTCATGCCTTCGGTGAAGCCCGTCAGTAGTGCAACGCCGCAGTACTTCACTGAAGGGGGGAACGGTGTTCCTCCTACATACCCTGGACCGGACTGGTTTAATATCATCCAGACTGAAATTCTAAATATTCTCAAAGAAGCTGGTATTAGTCCTGATAAGGCAAACCATGCTCAGATGCTTGCCGCGATGAAGCTGTTATTTGCTGCTAACACGGCTTCGCTTGGTGCGTTAGCAGCGTTGACTGGTGCTGCTAACAAGCTTCCGTATTTTACCGGACCTAAAGGTGCAGCCATTACAGATCTCACTCAGGTCGGGCGGGATATCATTGGCAAAGCTACCGTAGATGATGTTCTCAAATACC